ATTAGAGGATTTTTAGATGAAGCTTTTGATAGCTTAAAAGAAAAATTCATTGATAATTTGAAGGATATGGTAGAGTTCAAGATGTACGTGGACTCTGAGGCATATAATGAAAATACGGGTACTAAAAGCTTAACATTTTACACAGCTATTGAAATCAATCCTATCATATATAAGGAAATAGTTGATTCAGAAGAATTTTCTCCATATCTTCTTAATATCTGGATTTACAATAATATTGGTGGTGCAGCGGGCCGTCGTGGCGTTACCATAATTGATCCTCGGACTGTATCCGCTCATAGTAAGCGTATGAACAAAATCAAGGAAGTTGCACCCAAAGTTAATGAGCGCAACTATGTTATGTCCGGTTCTGGCGCTCCAATGTTTATTCCGCCAAAATTGGATACTGTTAAAGCCTTCATGGACAAGGCCAACGCTTGTGTTAATGAAGAAGGCATGTTCGACAAAGACATGCTAATCGAAAAATACCAGTTGAATAACAAGCTAATCTACGTTGACTGGGTTAATGATATTCTCGCTTTTACATCTAGTACAGGCCGTATTGAGACTATCGATTTAGGTGGTGTGGTTAAGTTAGACCCCTCCACTGAGTACATGTTTCTTAGCTCTCCTATATACAGTTCTGGTATACTCGATTACTTTGCTCCAGTAACGCGTAGTGTTCGAGAACTGAGTACTTCTGAGGCTATTCCTTACGCTGATAGTGAAGAAGCTAAGGAAATGCTTAATAGGTTTCCTGCTAATAGGATCGTCGAGTTCTTAGACCAAGACATTCGTATGAATCCCGACGTTAGACTTACTTTAATGCATATTCTAGGATATAGCATTGAACAGTATGAAAAATATCCTGATGCTCCGGCTATGCTTGGAGCTTTCCGTGCTTTAGTAAGACTTCTCCGTAAGAAAATAGACGAGAACCTTGAATTTCTCGTTATGGAGAGTAAGTACAAGGCTCTTGGTATTAAATACCGTATAACTGGCATTCAATACATTCTTGATACCATTTCAGAAATGAAAGTGGAAGATGTTGATAAATGCCACCAAGCTTACTCTGATGAAAAGGATAAGCAATTAGTAGATAATACTAAGAAAACATTTGAAATTCCTAACCTACATATTGGTAAAGGTGGATTGTCAGGCTTCCTTCCCCATCAAGGTCGTATTAACTCTAGCTTAAGCAAAACACCTTCTACTGCTATTTTGCCAATATCTACCGGGGGCGGTAAAACTATCCAGCTAACAACTGATGCCATTATGGGCATAGTTAACAGAAGCGTACTTCCTTTGATTTCTACTAAAGGAAACTTAGTGCGCGGTATGATAACTGAAATCAATGCTATTACCAAAGGTAAGGTCAACGCCATACCTTTCCGCCCTAGCACAATACGTGTAGCGTTGAAGCGTCAAAACAAGATTAATAGCTGGATGGCATTTTACAAGTGGTTTACTTCGTTGCCGCCTAACACTATTTTGGTAAACTCCTACAGTGACTTTGCTTCTAAAAAGAAGCTTTTCGATGAATTGGAAACCATGGCTGGTTTTGCTGATGCTCCGGTTTATACTAACCACTATATCTTGCTTATCAAAATGCTTGGTATCAAGATGTTCGTTGGGGATGAGTCCCACCTTATTAAGAACCCTAGTTCGGCTAGGTCAAGAAATTCTTATGCTGCTTTCTCACAAGGCGATGTTCGCCACATTGCTTCCGGTACTTTTCTTTCTAACACTATTGCGGATGCTGTTGGTCAGTCTCGTGGTGTTAACCCTTATATTTTCGGCGATGACGTTGATAATTTCGCTGAAATATACGGTGTTAGCACTGGTTTGATTAAGAACGACGAAGAAGCTAAGGTTATTAAAGATAGGTTGCGTAGCACTACAGCTTATCATGAAGCCAGCGAAGAAGATTGGTCTTACATGCTTCCTATGAAGGATGATATTGTAGACTTCGCTGAAATGACACCTAAGCAAGTTCAGTTCTATAATCTAATAATGCGTAATGCGTTGTTAATGATGATGGAAGCTGAAAAGCAAAAAGGTAAAAAGAAAGAAAAGTTAGAAACTGATGACGATGACGAAGATGATGATGACGATGATGATGAGGACGAAGCTGATGCAGAAGAACGAGCCTTCATAGCTAAGGCTCAAGTTTACTTGCAGAAAGTTGAAGCTTGGTTAGCTGCTCCAGATGAAGACGAAGATTACATAAGGTGGATACCTGTTGACGCGGATGGCAACCCTACTGGCGAAGGTGTACCGTCAGGAGACGATTTGGTATCACCTAAAGTACGTCTTGCTGACAAATACCTTGATAATCACTTTAGTAAGTATAAAGGTGACTTAGCTAAGAATAAGGCTTTGGTACTTGGTTATAATAAGGTAGCTTCAAAGCACTTCTTACGTTATAGTAAGTACGCTAAAATTGCTTTGCACTATACGTCCGGTGATGAAGAAGTAATTCGTAAATACGAAAACGACGACAAAAAAGTACTTATGGTAGGAGACGAAACCAGTATCCGTGAAGGTAATAACTGGCAAATGACTTCTATTATTTTGAGGCTACAGTCTGTCTGGACACCAGGAGAACATAAGCAAACTATTGCGCGTATGTTCCGTCCTGATCCGCGTGGCAAGTATAATAAGGATTTTGTGCGCCATGTATGGTTAATGACTGCTACGCCTGATGATCAAAGTCCTTCTCTGGATGAAGTTAAAATGGCACGTCTGATTTCTAAAATCATATCGCTTGCTAGATTTAACTACGAAGGTCGTCAGGAGTGGAAACGAGTATCTCTTGAGTTTGACAACATGGAAATGTTGCGTATGAACTTGGACCTTATATTTAGGTCTAAAAGGGATGACTTACAGGGTTACTTTGGTTCTTGGAAGACCTTTATTAACTGGGAAAATTCTCTCAATAAATCTGCTAAAGCTCGTATAGCACAACGCCTTGAGCAAGAATTTGAAGAAGATCTAGTTGATGAGGATGGGAATATTCGAGACATTAACAAGTTTATTAAGCTTGCCATGTACGAAGTTACATCGGAAACAACTATCAAAGGATCACGGAAAGTATGGGTTCCTTTCTACGCAAACGCTATACCTGCAGACCCTAATAATTGGGGATTTGAAGCAGTAGGAACTCAAGATTTAGCTCCCGGTACAGTTGTATATTCTTCTTGGGGACCTGCTATTGTAGTTTCTACTACACTGCGGTCTGCAAAGATACAGATATATGATGGACGTACTATTGGCGTTAAGAGGAATACTCTGTTCACTGTTAACCCTTCAAAATATAAAGAGTTTTCTTCCATAGTTAAAAGTTCTTCCAAATGGAAATCTGAAGCTATGGATATAAATGGTGTACGTTCTGCTAAGTCAATTAAAAAGGTCCAAGAGATTGACGACGATGAAGTAGAATTGAACGATGAAGATCTAGAAAATGATGACGAGGATGAAGATGAAGACGATCTCATCGATATTGATCCTATTGCAGCAATTATTAATGGCTGGCCAGCTATTCTAATTATGGATGATATTCCGGAGTTAAAGAAGATCAAGGGTTGGAATAGGGTTGATCCATTTATTAGTGTAGGGTTCCGTTCATGGAAGGTAGCGGAAAAGTTTTTAGAACTCTTTGAGTCAAAAGTACATATCGATGATGCTGTATACGACGCCTTACATGATGAAATGGAAGAAATTAAAGACGGTACGGCGCTTCAACTTGGTAGACAGATAAACATGAAGAGTTTCCGTGATTTCTTCATGGACCAGAAGAAGCGTCTTGGCAAGACTAAGAAAGGTAAAATGATTGCTAAACCTTACTGGATAGCAAACGAAACAGAAATACGTCTTGCTTTTGACATTGACTCGCATGATCCTAAAATTATATCTTGGTTAATGCGTCAAAAAGGTGTATCTGGTATAAAGAACGTTCGTAAGAATGAAGCTATGTGGATCAACACATTTAAAACTTTAAACGAAGCGTACAACGATCTGGATAACCTTAATTCTATAGCGAACGTAGACAAAGCAGCTATACGTCAAGATATGAGGGAACTGCGAGAAGTACTTCAAACACTGCGTAAGGCGCGTCGCCGCCCCGATCTTTGATATAGTAGGATAACCTGATATGAACTTTATACAACGTGTAAAAGAAACATATGGAGAATACGGGATGAATAAGGAGGTGGCAAATTTGCCACCTTCCCATATAACTGTGTACTCTTCTTTTCTTATTACAGTAGGTTTGCAGTGGCTTGCTAAAACTGATTCTGGAAAGAAAATATCTAAGTCTTTCTCAAAACAACTTGAAGCTAAACTGAATAAGCGAGTTCTTCGAGAAATGGGAATGAAGGGTCCGATGTTTACTACACCGGACAACCCTAAAACAATGCAGTTGAAATCGTTGGATATTAAACGTATTATACGAAAAGAAATATCTAATGACCCTATGGTTAGTAGGGACGAGTTGAAGTACTTGCGTTTCGCTGTTAACTTTATGGAAAACCCCCATAAAGAACAGTACCTGGAAAAAGCTAGAACTTTTGCTTCTCAAGTTTCCCCTTCCTTTATGCGCAATTTTGATAAAGTAGTATCTAAAATTGGTAACGACGAAGTTGAGAAGAAAGTAGTTTCTAGCCAAGAAAGTGTTTTGAATTTATATTCTTCTCTTGAGCAACTATACACTAAGCTTACTGGGAAAAAGCCTGGTAAGAATTTGAGTATACCAGTTGAAGAGCTTAAAGCCTTAAAAGCTAAATCCAAATCATCAGAATTAGACGTTAAAGCTTACCGCGCAGCAAAGCGCCGTATTAGTAAAGCTTACGATCTTGATTTCGCTTCATTCATGTCTACGCATAATGAGCCTGTACCTGTTGCAACAGCGTATAAACATATGGCAGATTTGGGTTACAGGGATCAAAAGCTAGTAGATGTTCCTGAAAAAGCTCCTTTAAGGGTAGGTGTAGACCTAGGGAAAATAAAGTACTTCACTGAAGATGGTAAAGCATTAAGTGGTGGTATACCTCCTAATGCTACTATACAGTTTAATCGTAAATACGATCCTAAAACTGGTAAAGGTGCTTACATAGCATATAAAACACCCAACGCTGCGGGTGTTACTAGAATGTACACTGTTGACCACATTACGGAAAGTACTGAAAAGAAATTTAGTACTGCTCAAAAGATTAATACCAAAATTGATAAAACAGTAAGGCGTTGGACGAAGGATCTGTCAAACTCTTCTCCAGTTGTACGCATGGCTTCTACGGTTGCTATGCTTATATATCTTACTGGTGCGCGGGTTGGCGCTAGACAAAACTCTGCGGCTGCTATTTCTGGTGAAAAGACATTCGGCATTATATCACTGAGACCTGCTCACGTGATTATAAAGTCTAATGCCATTCGTTTGAAATACAAAGGTAAAAAGGGAGGTTTACAAAATCATATCATTCCTGTTAAGGACATACCTTCTAAGAAAATTCTGAAAAATTTGAAGGAGTTTAAAGAGGGCAAGAAAGGTGACGACCTTATATTCTCATTGAAGGATAAAAAAGGTAAAACAACTGTCCTCACGTATTCCGGTCTTAATAAGTATCTAAAATCTACTGGTTACGTTGGTGGTGCACATAAAATGCGCCATGTTCGTGGCACTAACCTACTTATTGAAGGTCTGAATAGTAAGAAGTGGTCGCCGTCTAATAAGGCTAACAATCTTAGTAAAAAGCAAAAAGAAGCTGATACGTATATAATCAATGAAGTTATCGTACCTGTGACGAAGTTGCTTGGTCATAAGTCTGGTGATGGTAAAGATTTATGGCGTACTACTATTAAGTCTTATATTAATCCGGAACCATTACACAAATGGTATTCTGATCAAGGGTTGCGTAAACCTTCTTGGTTGCCAGCTAAAGCAGAAGCAAAAGGATAAAGTGAAATGTCTTACTTAAATACTGTTCGTAAAGAAATCGCCTCCGATAAAGAACTACCATCTATGAACGGTTATCTTGTATTTAAAAATAAGAAAGAACTACATTTAACTGGTACAGTAGAAGATACGAAAAAAGCTTTGCAATTGTTTAAGGCGGGTAAAAATCCTGTTGTGCGATTAACTACTGATGATGGCGTTACCGACGACGAGGCAAATGTTGCTGTTGAAGGAGAAGCTTTAGAAACCCCTAAAGCTGTCAATATGTTTCTAAAACAAATGAATGATTATATAGAAAAAGCTTCTTTAGAAGTATCAGCTACTAATCAATCCGTCACCACTAAAAAGTTTTTAGATGCAGCTAAAAAACTTAAAAAGGCTATGGAAGCACAAAAAATTGCTGAAGACGCGCTAGATAAAGTTACAACAAATACAGTTAAAAAAGTACTAAAAAGTACTAAAAAGTGAAGGTATCAAAACTGTTAAAGTATCCTATGATATCGATGAAGACACATCAAAATTATTAATTAATATGAATATTATGACCAGAGTTAGCAAAACTAAATTGACGGATATTGTGTCTAAATTACAAAAAATGGGTATCAACGTAACACAGCCTTATTCGATGCAAACTATACTAGTTGTAGAGGTATGATATATGTCTTACTTAGATCGAGTGCAGCAAGAAGTAGCTGCGGTTAGACGTAATAAAACTGTTAAAAGTGTTTCAAAAACAAGAATGAAACCTTTTGTTAGTAAACTTAACAATAGGGTTAAGAAAGCTAATAAAGATCGGTATCAAGCAATTAGTAAGATTGATGAAAAGTTTATAAATGATACTGTAAAAGCCTTTATAAGTTTAAACAAAGTTTTGGATAACTTTAGCTTAGTTAATAAGAGCAATAAAATAGATGGCAATACTTGCATAAGTAGGTTTATTGTAAACCCTAAATCTAAGTTCAGGTCATCTGTTCCAGATGAGGATTACGCAACGTTGTATAATTTAATGAGCATTATAAATGAAACTAGTCTTATGTCATGTTTAAATAGCGATACTGATTCTGAACTTTTAAACGTCTTATCGGGCCAAAAAGACTTGATTATTCAAACTACTAGAAACAAGTATTAACGCTAAAGGTGTAGTGCCGTGGGATACTTAGATGATGTAAACGCTTCTATAGAAACTGCGTTTAAAAATAACAGTTTTGCTAAGTTCGACTCTTTAATCAAAAGGGTACTTACCAAATACTCTTTAAAAGAGAAAGGCGCGAAGGTATTTAACAAGAATACCAATGATAAAGAATATTCTTGCATGCTAGTTACCTCCAATAATTCTATGGAAACTGAACTAGTAGAAGTTTTAGATGATTTTGCTGATAAAAGTAAAATAGAACAGTTTAGAGATGGTTCACCATTAACCTTACGTATGGATGGTTACAGTGTTTCCTTGAGAAAGGCTGGTACGAAGGGTTCCACAAAATTCCTGTACTCCGCGAAAAAGGTAGATTGAAGTGGAACATGGTACTATACCCGAGGAAGTGGTAAAAGCATTTGTTGATTTAGGAGAGCAACAAAGAGGTTATCCTGAACAACGTATGCTAGATATACAAATGTCTAAGACTGCTACCGGTGTTTACACATTTATGGTAGAGCATGTTGGTGATATTTCCCACAGAATGACCCATATGTTAAAATGGAGTAGGGGCGTACCCACACCTGATAACCTAGGACATGAATACGTCTATGATAAAGCGGATAAATGCTATAAAGTCCTTACTAGCCCTTACGGGTTTAAAAAGGAAATGATGGAAAATGTCAAATCTAATGCAGAGTACACAGGCGTACCTATTGAAGAGGCTTTAAAAAAGCTAAAAGCGCTTTCTATTGCTTATGCTAATGCGCATCGTAAACTACCGGCCTATAATCAAGCACAACGTGTAGCTATTGACGCAGCTATTTATTTGGGAATGTGGAAGTTTAATGACTCTGCTAAATGTTTAAAATATTTAATAAATCTGTGCAAAGATAAAAGTAAATATGTAGCAGAAACTGCTAATTATTCTATAAATCCCATTAATGGCAAACTAATACAACTCTAAGGGTGAAACAATGTCCTACTTGAATACCATAAATAAAAAGTACAATGAAGAAAAAGCCAGTTCTTATCCTATTATGACGGGCTACCTAGTTTTCAAGGATAATAGTAAACTTGAACTAGAGGGTGACCGTGATGATTTAATAAAAGTAATGAATAAATTTGATGATGGCAAGAACCCAGTTAAATCTCTTACCTATAATCAATTTGGTAAAGATGTTCCAGAAGATGAAGCCTACATTTCTATTAAAATGGATGGAAAACAAACCAGTTTAGATTCTGCCAAAGAAGTAAATGATTTTCTTAAATCGATAGCTTCTTCTGAACGCGCGTCCACCAATCAAGTAAAACGTATTACTAATATGGCTAGCGTGGAAGAAGCTGCTGGTAAACCAAAAATTGCAACTTATGCTAAGTCCATAAAAAGTAGACATAAAACATTTGTTGACAATATTAACAGTCGCAATAAAAAAGAGTTCATGACTTACTCAAAGTCAGTTGTAAAAGACTTAGAAAAAATTCTAAAAGAATTGGATAGTTCTTTTACTTTGAATATGAGCAATAAGGTAAGGGAATATAAAAATTATTCTGGTTCTTTAAGTACCTTCGAATTGAAGGGAACTATTAAATGGCCTAAGACGATGGATAGTAAAACTGTAGATAAAATGATAAATACTTTTTATTCAAGGAATCTAGAAGGCGCTGTTACGGCAAATGACAGTTTTGCTGATAGCAAAAATATACTTAAGATTGAGATTACTCTACCAATTACTAATTGATTCCTCCAAACTTCTATAATTATTCAATAAAACCGGCTATTTCTCTTGAATATGGGTAGCCGGTTTTATTGTGCGTATACTACCTATAAGGAAACACTACGGATTTACCTTTATTTAGCTAGGTATCGTTAATTCTATATTGTAACAAAGTTTTTGTTATAGCAACTTTCACCCTTTGGAGGCAAAAAATGCCAAAGAAATTTACAAAACTTGGTAGCCAGCTGGCCGATTGCTCGGACCCAATGGTTATCGTATTCCTTTCGGAGAAGGAAGTTGCCGCGGAACAAACTACACTTCGTTTGTTCACTGATGGAGATCTGTCTTTGGTTTCTAACCTTGAGTCTATTCATTCTCCCGTAAGCGGTGCTTCCTTGTCAGCGTTAGAGAACGCTTCTGAAACAGTTATTAGTGGCGACGATTTTAATAGTCTAAATGACTTGGTTACTATGCGCTCTGAAGCTGATGGTTCTCTAGTAGGTGTTAACTCCGAACTCGCATTCGTTATGGTAAACGAGTCTATGTACTGCCCAATTACTGGGGTTGAAACCGCTTACTCTTATGAAGAGTCGGACGATGACTCAGACGATGACAGTGATATGTCATTGGACGATGACGACTCGGATGATGACGACGGTCTGGAAGATCTGGATATGAATTCCGATGACGACTCGGATGATGATTCTGATGACGACAGTTTAGAAATGTCAAATGACGATTCAGATGACGATTCAGATGACGATTCGGACGATGATTCAGATGACGACTCGGACGATGACGACGATTCGGATAACGATATTGACGAGGTAGACGATTCTACTTCGAAGATGTCTAAAGACGATGACGATGGTAAAGTAGTCGATTTAGCCAGCGGTGAAGACGATAACGAATTTACTTCTGAGGGTACTGAACTCAAGGCTATGTTAGATAAGTACAAAGCTAAGGCCACTGTAGATAATGGTCGTGGTGAACCTATGAAGGGTTCTGTAGTTAAAGTGCTTAAAACCGATACCGTTGTGTTCAAGAATGATGAAGATGGTAGTGTACTGACTATCAAAATCGATGAAATGAATGACGACGATGGTTTCCTCATGATTAAGGGAACTCAGCGTACTGTCGAAAAAGCAAATGTAAAGGTTTACGCCGCTGAATTTGCTAACTTCGACCATAGCCTACGTATGGCCGATCTTACTACAGATCGCGGAGAAGTTGCTGTGTTTGTTGGTAGTACCCATATCGGTACTATTAAACGATCGCAAGCTTCTGAAACGGCCGCCGCTGTTTTCAATTCTGGTAATAGCTTGTTTAAGGCGTTTAGACCGACTCTCTACAAAAACAAAGATAATATGGCTTCTAGTGAACTTGCGGCCTTTGGTTTTGAACCATGTGAATTCGATGTTAAATTCGGAGAGATCTTTGAGCGTCGCTTGAATAAGGAAAAAGCGGCTATTGAAGAAGCTAAGGCTAAAGACGTAGCAAACAGTATTAATGCTATGAATAAGACTATAGCTCTTGCTGCTCTTGGTGTTAATAAAGGTGTGTTCCCGCTTGCCAAAAATGATCTAGTTAACGAACTGGCTTCTGTGTTAAAGACAGCTGGTGTTGCTAACGCAGAGAATTTGGTTCGCAGGACACTAGCATCTAAGTCTAGTGGTTACTTCGGTGCTATACTTGAGAAAGCTAAGGAACTCGCTACTACTTCCGAGGATTATCGTAAGGGTATCTCAGAAATGGTTACGAATGCAGAATTCGTTGCTGGTTCTAATAACGGCGGTCCCGTTAAAGAAATTGCTTCTTCCTACTTGCCTTCTGATAAGAAGGCTAAAAAGGAAGTCGCACATGACGGTTTCGTTAACGACAAACCAAGCGTTCCGGTAAACCGTTACCGCGACTTAGTTCGTAAAATCGGGCGTTAATAACTACCAACCTTCATTGTAAAAGGAACAATTCAATGATCGACATGAATAAATCAGAACTGATTGAAACACGAGTTGCGGAACTGCACTCTAGTGTTGCTACTGTGGAAGAAGGAACTCCTATGTCCTTCGTGTTTGAAGGTGGCAAGGCGTACGTCAAGCCTTCTACTGACACTGCCGATGAGAAATATGCTGGTTGCGCTATTGGCGTTCCGGTTACTCCTACGACTGTTCCGATTGTAGAAACTTTCGTGGCTCCTGCTTCGAGTCCGTATACCATTACTCTTAGCAAGACTATGAAAGGTAGCGACATCCGCGTTGTTTCCATAGCTGCTAATGGTACTCGTACTGCTCAGACCGCTGGTAACCCCGGAACTACCGCTAATAACTACTCTATCAGTAATGGTGTTATTACCCTGCATTCTGGTCAGGCTGGCTTGGTAATTGAAGTTACTTACAAGTACGACATTACCCTCCAGGAAGCAATTATGAAGTATCGTTTCGACGGTTTTGCTTCAATCAATAACTCCACCAGCATTGGTACCCAGGGTCTTTTAACTACTGGTCGCCTGTACACCAGCATGTTTGACATTACTGTTGATTGGCACTCCATCGACGCTGGTACTGCGATTACTATCGGTGATGGTGTATACACTATCGGTGGTTCTGGTACAGAAACGGATGCTATGGTTATCGAAGCACCTTCTGCTGCAAACAATGGTCTTCTTGGCCTTCGTTTCCACCCCTAATCTATAAACAGTAAATAGATTTGAATTCAAAAAAAGGACTGAAAACAATGCGTCTTGGAAAATCAGCTACACCTGTCGCAGAAGCACGAATTTTTGGATCTGATTCCAAAATTCTCGATAACGACGGTAATATTAACGCTAGTAACAACACTGAGCTTGCTCTTGCAATCACGGAAATTGCTAAACAGATCAGGCAAGGTAACTTTGTTCCGGATAGCCACGAAGAAACACAGTCGTCTTTGGAGACTGCTGCAGAACGTCGTGCTGCTCTGAAAGAAGCCTACTACGACCGTGCTGGTAATTCGTGGGCCGAACTTGGTGCTGCTATTACTATGGAAATCAATGAACGTATGGAACGTGAAGGTTTCATGCGTACTATCCTTAAGGACTCGCCTATTGAAGACGGTTCTGTTGCTCGTATTCGTGTAAAGCAGCGTAACGTTCACGCTATTGCTACTAAGGGTCTGGCTCAGGTCTACCCACAGTACGTTCGTGAAAACTTTATCCCGGCTGACGAATTTTACGTCACAGCTCAGCCGCGCGTTGAAGAAAAAGACTTTATGCAGTCGTCGTCTGACCTTCTTGACGACAAGTACTTCGAAGGTCTTGAAGCCATTATGGTCGAAGAAGATCGTATTCTAGTTAAGATGCTTCGCGCTGCCGACGGTGTTAGCAACAACCTTACTAACTTCTCTGGTGCGTTTACTCCGGCAATCTTTGCCGCTATTAAGCGTAACGTTGAACATTGGCGTATCCCGGTAAATGCAGCCATAGTTGCTATGGACCTGCTCACCGACGCTTCGACTGGTACTACGTTCTCTACTTGGTGGGACCCAATCTCTAAGTGGGAAATCATCAAGACTGGTCGTATCGGTAACGTACTCGGTACTACTATTATTACCGATGGTTTCCGCCAGCCTGAACTTCAAGTTCTGAATGATGGTGAGTTCTTCATTCTTGGTGCTCCTGAGTACCTGGGTGGCTATACCTCGCGTTACCCTGTGCAGTCCCGCGCTGTTGATGAGTTTGAACGCTTTGTTCCTGCTCGTGGTTGGGCTATGCATGAAATGATCTCAATGGTAGTCGCGAACGCTCGTTCGGTCGCGCGCGGTCAGCGTACCTAACAATTGAGCAACTAAATGGGTAGGCTGGGCAACTGGCCTACCCATTAATTGTATTTAAAGGGATCAAAATAATGACAACTACTTCCTCTATTGAACGTTTAAAGGGTGTCTTGGTATCTGCTTGTCAGTCTAATAAGGATGGGCACGCTGATATTTTCTCTAATCTTATGGAGCTTGCAGGCGAAATAGTAGAGGAAATGGATCCCGAAGATATTGAAGCACATATATTTCCTGGAGTAGACGTCGAAAAAGAAGATGGTCTATTCTATGATGCTAATACTACCGATGACGATACGGATGAAGATAGTAGTGGGGATGAGGAATTTTATTCAGCCGATGACTACGACAATGAAGTAGAAAAGTCTTCGTCAGGATCTTCATTGGCTTCCATATTAGCCAGGGTAGGTCGCCCTACTAATTCAGCCAAGGTTTGAAAAGGCTTAATCCGTGGGTGTTAACCTAAAAAGCAATGGAAAATATAACAAATCTCCTATCTTGAACATTTCAATAGCTCAAACTATTAAATGGTTGAGGGAGGAATTTAAAGAAGTGTCCGGAAGGGATCTTGCCGCGGCGCTTACTGGTAATATGCAAAATTTACGCGAATTTGCTAGTAAAAACAGAGAAAAAGACGGGTCTAATGAAAGTAAGTTAGACTACCCCTACGCTGTAGGAGCTATAGCCGACATTAGTCTTGACAGTGAAAAAGGTGGCTTTAATAAAGGTTTTGGTAGAGAAAAAGGCATAACGGTTAATAAAGATTTCACTAAAAAGTCTGCAACTCACTTAGTAATAAGACCAATTAAATTGGGTATTGGGTTTGTATTTAATACAGATTCACAAGAACATGTTATTGACTTAGCCCATGTATTGTTAATGGAAGCACCTAAAAAAGCATTTCAACTTTCACTTGGTGATTTTACTGTAGGCGTGACGCTTAATATAGATCCAAATCTTCAAATCCCGGAAGCCAACTTTTCTTCTCCCGGTGTAGCTTACCAATATCAATTTGTACTTACTCTTGAAACTTACATAGGGTACCAAGGTTCCATTAATCTTATTGATAGCGTGGTAGTTAAAGTCAAAGAGGGGGAAACAGATGCATATAATAGAGAAATATATAATGGCACATATATTGATCTAGTCACTAACGAATTGAACTACCTCGATTTCTTCAGTGATGAAACTACGCCTTACGAGGATAAATAAATGGTTACTTTAAATTACGGTTTTAGTACGTCTAAAACTCAAAGGCGGAACAGGCAGGATATCTTGAAAGCAGCTTCCTTTGTTGAAGAGGCCAATGAAATTGCAAACATTGATATACAACTTGAGAGAGACGAATCTCATACAGTTGGAAATGTGGAAGGCATTAGACTATTTGCTTTAGTAATTGAGGATGCTGCTTGTAATGTAGCAATTACTGTTGGGTCTAATACTATCACATTAAACGTTTTAGGTTGTTTATTAATTCCTTTTAGTAGCGAAGATACTGTAGGGATTGTTATATCCAACCCATCGGATAATCCTATCCAATTACCCAGTTCTATTTCCTACGTCACAGCCTAATGGAGTTAAAAATGCCAAAGAAAAATCCTTTCGAGGAATTGAAAAAAGAATTTCCTATTTTTAGGATTAAGAACCGAACTAATGTACCACAAATTATAAAGTTGGCGGGCGATGACTCTGTTCAGGTTCCGGCGAATACTACAATTCGTGTTGAATCCGCCAACTTGATTCAAGTACCTAATATGAACATATTCCGTCCCGTAAGCCCTTCTACAGAAGATTACCAAATGGCTGGGGTACTTCCTACAGGCACTAAAGAAAAGAAAGCTACGGCACCCGCTAGTGGAAGTGGATCGTCCGGTTCTGGAAGTGGATCATCTGGTTCTGGTTCATCCGGTTCTGGAAGTGGAAGCGGGTCGTCGTCTAGCTCCGGGAGTTCTTCTGGTTCAAAGAAATCGTAACTGTTACTATTAAAGGCTAAAAAAATGACTCTACCCGTTTTCTTGCGCCCTAGTACAAAGTTTCAAACTATTGATTTAACGCAGCAGGCTTACGTCCAAATTGGCAATCGTCATGCTGTAGTTGGTGAGTTTGAAAGAGGGCCGTTAAAGCCCACTTATACTAATGGGCTTATCGAAAATTTTAAGCGTATGTATGGTAGTAAGGCTGATCCTACTATCAGCTTTGCTTATGATACCGTTGAAGCTACTATGAAAGAAACTAGCACCGTTCTTATTACGCGTACTGTTAATAAGGCTATGTATGCTGGTGCTACTATCTTCTTGGACTCCGACAATGATCGATTAATGATTGATCCATTTCCGGATAGTTTTTCGTACAATGACTATGAAGGAGGGCTTAGTCAGTTCTTCGTGTTGTCGTTCACGGAAGACATGGTAGCTGATGACACTTTCGACATAGACGTTACTGATGGTGACTCTACACAGTCTATAACTACTGTAACGTATGCTACTAGCGTTAATGATACATTAGCAAACATTGCTATCGCTATACAGAATGCACTTAACACCTTCGGTACTGGTTCTAGTGTCAAAGTTAAATCTGAATCATCTGGGAATAACAAACTAATACTGATACGTATTCCTAGTTCTTTCCAGATTAGTTTTACTAACCTTGCACTTGATGGCACCGGTGTAGCGGTTATGCATGAAGACAATCGCTTTGCCGATGTTTTCGCAGAAAACCCTGGTAAGTGGGCTAACGATATCGGTATTAAAATCAGTAATATTGATACTGGTGTTCGTGAACGCTGGACTCTTACTATTGCTGGTGCTTTGGTAACTAGCAACGTAATATCTGTGAACGTAAATGAGACTGCTGTATCAGCTACTTTTGATACTGACTCTGATACTACTTTAGCAGCCTTGGCTACCGCTCTTGAAGCAAACGATGACATATTCTCCGCTTCCGTTGTTTCTGTTACAGGCGGAGCTGATAATGACCGTACTATTGAAATAGTTGTTAACCGTCCAGGTGATGGTGTTACTACTATTTCTGATGCGGCGGTTACTCTCGGAGATAGCCAAGTTGCAGTATCATTAGCTAAGACACTACGTGGTAACGCGGCTGACAATTCATTCCGTCTTGAAGTGTTTGATAGGTCAAACGTTAATCTACCTATTGATACTTACACAGTGGCTTTCCCTCGTCAGCTTAACTCTCTTGGTTACTCGGAGAATATAAGTCAGCGCATTAACATGGGTTCTACCCAATCAGTAGAATTGCGTGTTACACAAAGCCCTGAGTCTTATGATACTTCCTCCTTGTCCGTATACAAAGCGGATGGTAACCCAGTATCTGCTCCTAGCCTTATTACTTGGCTTGGTGGCGGGGATGACGGTATTGCGTGTACTTCTGCCCAGATTAGGCAGGGATGGTTATCTATTGAAGACCGCGTTAACTACCCGGTTGATATCCTTCTGAACGGTGGTTATACCGCTATTGAAGTTCAAAAGGAAATGGCTGGCGTAGCTGAACGTCGTTCTGACTGCTTGGCTATTCTTGATGCACCTTCTGATAAGCAGAAAGCGCAGACTTTACGTGAGTATCGAGTTAACGAGCTTGATATCGATAGCTCCTACGTTGCTATGTATACACCTGATGTTCTTATAGCGGATATCAATACTGGTGAGCATAGGTACATTCCGCCGTCTGGTCCTATTGGAGCTACTTACTCCTATTCTGACAGGCTTACTAACAATATTGGAGCGCCTGCTGGTCTTAACCGTGGCGGTGTTAAGTACGCTATTGGTCTTCGCCATAAGTATACTCCGTCTGAGCAAGAACTTCTATATGGTGTTGGTCTTAACTACATCGAGGATCGACCTATTAACGGTCCTGTGGTTATGGCAGAAGAAACTCTGCAGGTGAAGAAAACTATTCTTTCTTCGGTTCATGCTCGTCGTATTCTTAACATCATCAAGACTGGTCTTGTTGATAGTCTCGATTACACATTGTTTGAACCCCATACCGCGTATACACGTAACAACGCGATACAAGTTGGTGAGACCTTGTTGAAGCCTATGACTCGTAGGGATGGTACAGGTGGACTTTATGATTATCGTATTAAGTGCGATGATGATAATAACCCGCCTGAAGTTATCGATGCGGATCAGTTACACTACTATGTATACTTGAAAATCACGCGAGTGGTTAAAGGCATCCTTGTTCGTGGTTATCTGGTACGTACTGGTGCTGCGTTCGAAGAAATTATTGATGAAACCGCGAATTTCGCCTAATAGTGGAAGGAAACCTATACTATGGGACGTATAACTTTTAACCAAGTTAATAGCCTTCCTGATGCTATTGATACATCGGCTTTTGAGCTATTACTTGGCAACTTGCCTAACGCCGGGTCATCTTTTGATCTCACGTTATCTTGTTTAACAGCTAGTATTCCTGGATTTCAAAACGAGGTTTGGGAAAACAATCTACACGGACATGTTACCAAATTCCGTGGTCGAAAAATGTATACCCGCACGCTAGCCGTTACGTATCGTGAAGTTGCTGACTTACGTAACTACATAGCCTTAAAAGCTTGGGATGAGTATATAGTTGGTACAGAAAGTGGTAGCTCATCGGGATACAAAAATCAGTATTCAATTGATGCTACTTTGCTAGTGTACGATGTAACTGGTTCTGTGGCCGGTACATTTAAAATGGAAAACTTCTTCCCACAAGAAGTTGGCGATGTACAGCTTGATGGTCAGTCATCGCAAGGTATGGAACTATCTGCAACATTCTCCTTCGATAGAATGTTAGTAGGTGGAATCCCTGTACTTTAATTTCTATAACCTATACCATTTGGATAACCAAGGGTTCGCGATTGTTAATTCTTTCGCGAACCCTTTTTCTATTTAAGGTATAAAAATGCCTGTATTCTTTAATGAACTAAACAGTTTACCGGATATATTATCCGGTGATAGGCATAAGATAATATTCCCATCTTTACCGGGAGTAAATGGGGACTTGTTGAGTAAATTGTACGAGTCTTCATCTTTACCAACAGTTGGTGTTGGTCATACAGTAGTAAAATTATTTGGCCACAGTGTAGCCCACGCTGGATCATTAGAGTTCGATAACCAGTTCTCAGTTAATTTCCATGAAATAGTTACTGGTGGTGTTTCTCTATCTATTTACAATTGGATGAAGTTAGTACGAGATTCAGATTCTGGTGTGTCAGTAAGTAAATTAAACTACGCTGTTGACATGCCAGTATTTATATATGATACAACGGGTAAAGCAGCTTTAACGTATACTCTACTAAATGCTTATCCTATTGCAAAGGAACCCGCTGAATTGGGAGAGACGCCGGGACCGTATGCTTTCACTGTTCAGTTTAGTTGCGACGGATTGGACTTAAAAAATGCTTACTAGAACCGATGTATTAAATCTTCCACCACCCGCTCCTTTATTCCGGTGGATTACTTTGTTTGATGGTCAACCTGGCCCTTATAAGGGAATAGTAGAAACCATTGAAGCTACGTATATAAATACTGAGGCTAAAGGTAGACGTAGTCAGGGTAGTAATAACTACTTTGCTGATACTACTGACATCGAAAGCCTTAACATCATGTTCTATGAAGATGATAAGTATTCCGTTACTAAGTGGCTTAAAGAATGGAAAGAAAAGGTATTTAACCCGCTAGATGGTTCTTACGGGGTAGCCAATGATTATAAAAAGAGAATATACGTTGAACTATATAACTTGAAAACTAATAAACCTATAATGCAGTTAGCTTACCAAAATTGTTGGCCTGCTGCCACTGGGGCAACGTCATATTCATATGAGGATTCATCTGGCAGGGTACAAGTAAACCAGCAATTCAGTGTTGACACACTTGAATTTAGCTTATAAAACGGAACAACAATACAAAGGAAAAGTAAAATGAAAACCAGAGAAATACGAAGCGGAGAAGTTGATGTATTTGGAAGTAGTAAAGCTGCTAAACCTTTCAAATTTGATGAGTCAATACAAGAAGAAATTCAAAAGGCTAGAAAGTCTCCTGCTCAAGAAAGACATGATACTATCAAAGATGACGAAGTAACTATTAAAAGGAGGGAAACTTCTGAAGTTGAAGACCCTATGGTTAATTCTTCGTCGTCGCCAGGAAAGGGTTGGATTAGGCAGAATTTACCTTCTCTTATGGTTCCATATGATACCAAAGAGATATTTGTTAAGCCTTTAGACATAGCCGCTTTATCGATGATACATGCGGCTAATAAAAGTGAATCTATTAGCATACTGCTTGATGCTGTAGATCCTTATATTAATGTTGATGTGCGTAACCTTACACCAACAGATTTCGAATTTTACTTGTTCTGGCTGCGTGAAAACTCTTATAAGAAGTATCCTCATAAGTTCCAGTACACCACTAGGTATGGTAACACTATTGATGTTGAAATTCGTATGTCCAACTTGGAAATTAACGAGTTGAACATGACACAAAAAGAATTTAATGGATGGAAAGAAAAAGGTATATGCTTCCCTACTATGAGGGACGCGGAGTTAATAGAAAACTCCGATGATTTTCCGGAAGATAGGAAGTGGTTGCTTGAGCAAGCACAATTTGTGCCTATTCCTGAAGACTTGGTAGATAATGATGAAATGTCTTACGTGGAAAAGAAAATAGAAGCGCTAAACCGTGGTGGTTTAGCTTTATATGAAGATATAGTAGAATTTAAAAAGCATATAAACCACGGTCTAGTAGAAACTCTTGAAATAGTTGATACTTCCTTTGATCCACAAAAAGCAATTGAATACTTCCGTAAGGAAGCTAGGGAACTAGCAGAAACTGTATCCCTTATGGAAAAAGCTAATAATGAAGGTAGCGAGGAAGAAGTAGACAATAGTGATACTGAAGATAATTTGATGCTCATCAGAATGGCTTCGTTAGTCAAAGCTCTATTCGAGGAAGCTGATAATATA